CACCATAGCTAATGCTCCCAAGTATTTGAGAGCAAATTGCACTGCTTACACCTCTGGCACGATCACAGCCAAAGTTCTGTACTAAGGAAAAGCCATGAAGCAGGGACTTTACTCAAACATTAACGCAAAACGGGCTCGGATAGCCGCAGGATCTGGCGAGAAGATGAACAAAGTTGGTTCTAAAGCCGCACCTACAGCGGCTGACTTTAAACAGGCGGCAAAGACTGCAAAGAAGCCTAAAAAGGTGAAGTGATGAAAATTAAAGAGTGCTTAGATAAAGAAACTGTTGAAAATCTAGTTCTTTCACATGGCACTTGGAAATATCTTTTTTATCGCTGTTATGCAAAAAAATCCCCTGATTACAAAAATTATGGCGGTCGTGGTATAGATGTTTGTCACCAATGGCATGGTGAATTTGGTTTCTATCAGTTCATCAAGGATGTTGGGTTAAGACCATCTAAAGAATATTCTTTAGATAGGATTGATGTTAACAAGGGATATTACCCAGAAAATGTTAAATGGGCTACCAACATAGAACAAGCAAACAATAGGCGAAATACAAAAGGATACCTATTAAATGGGGAAAATTTAACTATTTCTGAAATATCAAGAAAGTTAAATATCCCATACAAAAGACTTTGGAAAGCAAATAAACTTTATGGGAGTCCATTTGAGTATAAAAAACTTGACCCTAATAATGGTAAGTATTTTTATGATGGCTCATACAGATCGATGAGTGAGATTGCAAAAATGGTCAATCTTAAACCTAGCACGTTAATGAGGCGAATTAGAACTGGATTAGATTTTGACTTTGCTATTGCGACTCCACTAAGTTCTGGTGTAAACTTAAAGGAGAGATCGAAATGGTCTTAAAAAAATACCAAAACCCAAAAGGTGGTCTTAATGAAGCTGGTCGGGAGTTTTATAAAAAAACCGAAGGGCTAAACTTAAAATCTCCGTTGAAATCGGGTGATTCTGGTAGAAGATCAAGTTTCTTGGCTCGCATGGGCAACAATGCTGGTGCAGAGTACAAGGATGGTGAACCAACAAGACTGCTTCTTTCGCTAAAGGCATGGGGTGCAACCTCAAAGGCTGACGCAAAGGCAAAAGCTAAAGCTATCTCCGCAAGGAATAAGGCAAAGGCTGAAAGCAAATGACTTATCTTGAACTTGTAAACGATGTACTTGTGCGGTTGCGTGAAGTAGCAGTTTCAACTGTTACAGAAACAGCTTATTCAACTTTGATTGGCAAGTTTGTCAATGATGCAAAGCGTCAAATTGAAGACGCTTTTTCTTGGAATGTTTTAGGTCAAACCATCACAGTCACTACTGCATCTTCAACAGCATCTTATTCTTTGACAGGTGCTGGTCAGAAGTTTCAAGTGATGGATGTAATCAACACCACAAGCAATGTGGGACTCATAAACATCACTTTTGTGGACATGAACCGCAAGTTAAACTTTACACCACTTGTCAACTCAATACCTACAGAATTTGCTTTTGATGGGGTTGATGGTAGTTACGACACTAAGGTAAATCTATACCCAATACCTGATGGTGTTTACACAATCAAGTTTGCCCTGACAGTGCCACAAGCAACACTGTCATCTGGTTCAACAGTTGTATTAGTTAGTGATGTTTTGGTGGCTCAGAATGCCTATGCAAGAGCATTGGTGGAGCGTGGTGAAGATGGTGGTCTTACGTCATCTGAGGCGTATCAGTTGTATAAAGCCATGTTGTCTGACAGCATTGCTTTGGAAGGCACTCGCTATCCTGAGAATCAGGAGTTTGTAGCGATATGAGCCAGCAAATACAAACCTTTAGCGTTTCAGCACCAGCACTTTATGGGTTGAATACGCAAGATTCACCTCTTGATCTTGCGGCTGGATATGCTTTGGTTGCGACAAATTGCATCATTGACCAGTATGGTCGTATGGGTTCACGCAAAGGGTTTTCAAGAGTCAATTCCTCCAGTGGCAATCTAGGCGCAAATAACGTAAAGGTCATCCATGAGTTAGTTCAAGCTGATGGTACTTTGACTATATTGTTTGCTGGCAACAACAAGTTGTTTAAGCTTGATGGCTCTAATTCTGTTGTAGAACTTACCTATGGTGGTGGGGGTACTGCACCAACTATTACCGATAGTAACTGGCAATGTGCTTCACTAAATTCAATCACATACTTCTTTCAGTCTGGTCATAATCCTTTGATCTATGACCCTGCTGTTAGCACCACAACCTATCGCAGAGTATCTGAGAAGACAGGTTATGTAGGTACTGTTCCTGATGCCAATATTGTTATCTCAGCATTTGGACGATTGTGGGCGGCAAGTACAACAATTGTTAACTCTACTGTTTACTTCAGTGATTTAATTTCAGGCCATGTATGGTCAACAGGTACAGCGGGTAGTTTAAATGTAAACAATGTGTGGGTAAATGGTGCTGACCAGATCACAGGTCTTGCGGCACACAATGGGTTTTTGTTTATCTTTGGCAAGCGTCAAATTCTTATTTATTCAGGTGCTACTGCGCCATCAACAATGGCTATTAGTGACACTGTTGAGGGCATTGGTTGTATTGCAAGGGACAGTATTCAAACTACCAGCACTGATGTGCTGTTCCTGTCTAACTCTGGCATTCGTTCCTTGATGAGAACAATCCAAGAAAAGTCTGCTCCTGAGAGAGACTTGTCTAAGAATATTCGTAATGACTTAACAACTGTACTAACTGGTGAAACACTGGCAGACATAAAGTCGGTTTATTCTGAGCGTGAAGCGTTTTACTTATTGACTACACCATCCATAGGTGCTGTATTTTGTTTTGACACTAAAGCGTATTTGCCTGATGGTTCGGCTAGGGCAACAACTTGGGACTCAATTACTCCAACAGCATTTTTATCTAGGCGTGATGGTAGTTTGTATATTGGCAAGAATGGCTATATTGGTTTCTATGATACTTACCAAGATTATCAATCTGCATATCGTATGTTGTACTACACAAACCATGCAGACCTTGGGAATCAGAATCAAACTTCTATTTTGAAGAAGTTGTCTATTGTGGTTATTGGCGGTACAAACCAGATTGTTACCTTTAAGTGGGGATTTGACTTTAAGACAAATTATTTGTCTGCTGATGACGCTATCCCAATTCAAGGTGAGTCTTTTTATAACATTGCTGAATATGGTGCTAATGCCACTGTAGTTGCAGAATACTCTGATGGTGTTGCGTTACAGACTCTTACAGTTTCAGCATCAGGAAGTGGGAAAGTTGTTCAAACTGGATATGAGACAGACATAAATGGTACTGCGTTGTCTATTCAGAAGATTGAAATGCAAGCCAAAAATGGCAAAGTAAGTTAAAGGAGTAACTATGTCAGACTACACAAAATCAACAAACTTTGCAACCAAAGATGCTTTAATTTCTGGTAATGCTTTAAAGATAGTTAAAGGTACTGAAATTGATACTGAGTTTAACAACATTGCTATTGCCATTGCTACAAAATCTGATCTGGCAAGTCCTACCTTTACGGGTACTCCGACATTGCCAACAGGTACTATTGCAACTACTCAGTCTTTAGGTAATAGTTCAACTGCTGTTGCCACAACTGCATTTGTTCAAGCGGCAATACCGATTTTGTATCCTGTCGGTTCAATCTACATCAATGCGACTGTCAGCACCAATCCTGCGACTTTGCTAGGCTTTGGTACATGGACTGCATTTGGTGCTGGTCGTGTCATGGTTGGTTTTGATTCAGGCAATGCACTTTTTGACACTGCTGAAGAAACTGGCGGTACTGCTAATGCTACATTGCCAAGTCACACTCATACAGCAACAGTAACTGACCCAAGCCACTTTCATGGTGTTGACACACATTTCCCTGGCGGGGCTGGAACTGGTATTTTTCAAAGTTCTACTTCTAGTGCTGGAGGTGATAGTGTGACTAAAACAGCAGTCACTGGCATTTCAGTAGCTAACTCTACAGAAGGCGCTAGTGCCACTAATGCTAACTATCAGCCGTACATCACTGTGTATATTTGGAAACGCACAGCATGATTACTCACCACTTTTCTGATGGACTATATGCCAAGGAAGCTAGGTTTCCTGCTGGTGTAGCCATCTTGAAGCACACCCATAACTTCAGTCACTTATCTATCTTGGCTGAAGGCAAAGTTGCGGTGTTGCGTGGTAATGAGATTGATATTGTGAATGCTCCTGCTTGTTTAGAGATTAAGGCAGGATTGATTCATGGGGTTAAAGCAATAACTGATTGTGTTTGGTTTTGTATTCATGCCACAGACGAGAAAGACCCGTCTAAAGTGGATGAGATTTTGATTAAAGGAGATTGATATGCCTATTGGTGCAGTATTAGGATTTATAGGGGCGCAAACCCAAGCTGATGCCATGGAGAGTGCGGCGGCTCAATCTGCGGCGGCTCAACGTGATGCGGCTAGGCAAGCGGCTGAAGCTGGTAAGTTTCGCCCTATAGGTATCACTACTCGTTATGCTAACTCCAACTTTCAAATGTCGCCTGAAGGCTACTTAACTGGTGCTGGATACAACCTTGCTCCTGAGTTAAGAGGTTATCAAGATAGATTGTTTGGCTTAACAGAACGTGGGCTTGGTCAAGCTGAAGTTGGAGAGGCTCGACTTAGACCTAATGTTGGTGCGGCTGAATCTTTGTTTAATCTTGGAAGTCAATATTTAGCACAAAGTCCAGAACAAACGGCACAGAAATACATAGAGAGCCAATATAACTTGCTTGCTCCTAGCAGAGAACGTTCTTTGGCAGGATTAAGAAATCAAGAATTTCAAAGAGGTCGTTTAGGATTGTCTGTTGGTGCAACTGGAGAAAGACCTAGCGGTGGCCTTGGATTGTCGGCAACCAATCCTGAATTGGAAGCATATTACAACTCACTTGCTCAAGAGGATTTAGCATTAGCGGCTAGAGCAGAAGAAGCTGGAAGACAAAGGACTGCATTTGGTACAGGATTATTTAGCACTGGAAACCAACTGTTAGATCAATATTATGCTGGTCAGGTTGGCGCATTGAATCCATTTACAACCTACTTGGGTGCTGGTCAAACTATTGAAGAA